CCACAGAAGAACGAGTGTTACGGTCTAATTCGTTTAGGGGAACAATGACATCGCCGTTGGCCAATTGTCGAACTTCACGCATTTGATTGAGAATCGGACCTTGTGCGTCAAGTCGTTCTTTATACAAAGCAACAATTTCTTCAACAGATTTCATTTACAACCTTTAATTGGACTTAGACAACTCAACGATAACACATCCTACTGATTAAGCCACGAAGGTCGCCACTGTCGAGGGGGCAATTTAGCCATAGTCAAATTAGGAATATTCAACACAGCCATCCACAAAGACATCACAATGTCCGTACCGTTCTTCTTGTCGGTAGTCCAAGAAGTCAACTCCTGCACAGCAGCCATAGTTTTCCAAGTCACACGGTTATTAGGAAGCCTGATATTGCCTGTCCTAAACAACGGAGGAAGCAAAGCCTCCACACCAAGCTTTTCATCCAGTTTGTTACGGCTCGTAGTGTGAGGAAGAATGTTCACCATACTGCGTGAAGCCCATTTACGAACAAAATCGTGCTGTAAAAGGAACCGTTGAGCGGCGTTGATTTCTACAATCCAATGAGAAATAGGGAACCCCATACGGAAAGACCGTTCCTGCCATTCATCCATAATGCCGGTATACACCCCAGTAGATGTGTTGTAGCCCAATAGTTCCTCAGCTGTCAACTTGCACCGTTCAATATCGATAACGTGGTACAGGTTCAGTTCAGGTTGGTACAGCATCCACGTCAAAGCCCAAAATTTTGTGGGGGAAGGGTCAATAGAAACAACAGACAGTACAGGTGGGGCAAGCCCTACAGGTATCTGGCCGTGGGTACGGTCCTCATCGATACAACCAGGGTACATAACGCCATCATCTCCTTGACCACCATAAACCCAAGTCCTGTCAATCAGGTATCCATCTAAATCTAGGTTTTCTTGTTGGTAGACAACCCTGAAAATGTCGGGTTTGCTATGCCGGATAAACGATAGGTCTTTCCACGGAAGCCTTTTAGGGTCAAGTAACGGACCGTCAGGATACGGAGCCGCATCAAAGCGTTTCAAAGCTCGTTTCTCCTCATCAGTACCCATATCAAGTTCGTCATAGTACGCCTTGTAAACAATATGTTTGTACTTAAAAGACTTCAATGGTTCTAATGCTTCCATTTGCTCTGGCGAAGTCACATCTGAACCGTCATACGATTCGTCAAGGTCGTCATACGAAATCTTATTCAAACAATGAGCATACAAATCACCAGCCGACAAACGCTGACCAATCACACACAGCAAACCACCAGGGTCAACACGAGCCTCAGCGACGTTATCCCACCGTTCCAACAACTTATCCCTAGCCACAGACTCACGAGCGTTATCCGGTGAAGCCACGTCGTCAAACAAACACAAGTCAGCACGATGGCCGATGAACTCAGCCTCAATACCATACGCCCTAACCGTAGGTTCCTTGTTGTCCAAACCGTTACCACCGATTTGTTCCACCACAAACTCGTCTGCCCTCCACAAAGCACCCTTGTCAGTAGGGCGAAAACGGCCATAATCGATAGACAAACAACCTTCAGCGTTTTGCGCTAAACCTTTCTTCACCAACATAGGGTCAGGTTCTATAGGCATAGGGCGTTCAAGAGTTTCACGGATACGACGCGAATACAACTTAGCCATATTCTGTGAAACAGAACCAATCATAATACGAACATCCCTTTTACGGCAGATAGCCCACACAGCAACATCGTGAAACAACGTGGACTTACCAGCACCAGGAGGAACATTGATAACAACAAATTCCTTTTCCTCAGATTCAAGCCATTCAATAATTTTCAGGGCCGCTTCAACCTGCCACGGTGAAGGGACACGCCCCAAATAATGCTCACGGAAAAACCCAAAATCATCCAACCCTCGAACAGCATCATCATTCAACTGGTCATACGGAATAGCAGACGGTAATTCAATCGCTTCCATAAAAGCGTTGTACCCATCATTCTGGACACCCCCTTCTCTAGCACGTGATTTTCTGGCACCCATCTCTTGCAAATCGTGTTCAGCTTGTAACGCTTTAGCCTTAGCAAGCCAGCGTGAACCAGTGTTCATATGGATACCAGCAACACTGCAAGCATCCTTGATGGTTTTACCTGATGCTATGGCAGCAAAGAATTTGGCTTTATCTGCCGGTGAAACTGAACGCTTTGTACCCATTAAAACAATGTATCAGTTTGTGCGTTAGCAACCCTGGCTTCAATAATTGGTAGATATTCATTTGTTAGTTCTATGCCGATGCAATCGAACTTTTCCATTGTTGCTGCTACAAGGGTTGAACCTGAACCTGCGAATGGGTCTAACACGGTTCCGTTGGGTGGTGTCACTAGGCGCACTAGGTAACGCATTAGAGCTATTGGTTTGACTGTTGGGTGGTAGTTGCGTTGTGGTGCTTTTTCGCTTCCATATTTTCCTGATGCCGAGTTCACATCATCTAAGTAATCACCGATTCCTCCACCTCCACCTTTTGCTTGACCAACAGCAAACCCTTCTAGTCCTGCGTTGCGTTCGGCTTTGCTTGCCTTGGCACAATAAAAAAAACGGGCCGCATCCCCTATCAATTCAGTCACTTCTTCTGAACCGTCGTAGATGAAGTTTGCAGGGAAACGACCATTCTCTTTGTAGGTCTTTATTTCTGTGCCAACCAAAGCCGATGCGCCAAAGGCGTTGTTGATGATGTTGCCTGAACCGTCTGCTTGCTGACGCTGTACTTTATTGAAGTCAACTTCGCCTTCAGGGTACGCAACTCTGGTTCCGTCAATGTTGATACCACCAACACCGTGCGTCAAAACATTATTGGCAACAGTCCCGTCTAGCGGTTTGCGAGCCATAACAATAGGTTCATGCGCTGGTTTCAATGCTGTACCCCAACCATCCCACTCTTTAGCCTCAGCCGAATTAGGTTCCGTTATATCAAACTCATGTGGATTGTTGGTTTTGTTATATCCCGAAGATTGACCAAGAGCGGTCTTGCCTGCCCTACCTTGACCAACAACCTTTAGGGAACCAGCAGCCTTGTCAATCGCTTTACTGATATTCAACGATTTAGGAAACCCAGAACCATACACCCACATAATCTGGTCACGAATCTCAAAACCAGCATCCTCAATAGCACAAGCCATACGATGATAAGTACGAGAACCACCAAAAGACAACAAATGACCACCAGGTTTCAACACCCGAAAACACTCCTGCCAAACAGTTACATCATAAGCAACACCAGAAGAATCCCAAGACTTACCCATAAACCCAAGTTCATACGGAGGGTCAGTAACAATACTATCTACCGAAGCATCAGCTAACCCTTTCAACATTTCTCGACAATCGCCGTGTAATAGTTTCACAAAAATACCCTTCAACCTTTACAACAGTTAGTCTACCATTTGACTTTATTAGCCCAATATGCGGCAGACATTTTACCTTTAGCAATGTTAGAAGCGTGACGTGCTTTAAACGCCTTGTTACGTGCAGACCCGTCAGGAGAACCCTGAACACCCTGTTGACCGAAACGAATCAGTTTCACCTTCTCACCATCTTTCGCTAGAACAGCGTGAGATTTAGATGCGTTAGGGGTTCTTTTTGGTTTGTTGTATCCAGCGAACTTTTCGCCACGATATTCAATAGCCATTACTTCTTCTTTTTAGGAACAACTTTTTTAGTTACATTAGAAGTAGGTCTATTCATTTTCTTGCGTGTTGATTCGTCATACATATATTCACTCACGTTAGAACTACGTTCAACCATTCTGTCAGATTCTTTAGGTCTTGGTTTTCCTGCACCAAATCCACTACGACCAGCAGCATCAATTCTTTTGGGTGCTGGAGATTTCGGTGGTGTTTTCTTTTTGGCAGCCATTATTTCTTTCCTTTTTTAGAAGCCATCTTCATTTTTTTGCCTGACTTCTTAGCAGCCATCTTAGCGTCTTTCATACCGGCATCTGTATATGGGAATTTCTTTTTTCCTACGTTTGGCATTATTTCTTTCCTTTGTTTCGGGATGCAGCCATATTATCAACAAGATTCGGATAAGGCCGACCAGCCTTCTTTGCGCGAGCCTTAGCAATAGCTTTCTGCCCAGGTGTCAAAGGGGTTGATTTCTTTTTTGGATTTGGTTTATCCCAAACATTCTTTTTCATAGCCACAACAAAACAATAACAGATTCATCTGCTACACTAAAACCACAACACAGCAAGCCCTTACCGTCGGGATGACAGGCAAGGCAACCACGGCTGTATCACTATTGCAAGTGACGGGGCAAAGAACACCAGGGAACTGGGGTAGATGAACCCTGCAACCAAGCTCGATACGAGACATTAGAAAGCCCCTGTTGCGTTAGAGGTTCAAGCAGCGTAATGAACGTCATCTCATTCAACATTCCGGTGTCGGCTAAAAAAAATTGGCTACGGCGACCTTGGTATCATTCTGGTATCTAAACTGTGGGGGGAAGCCAAAGACACCCCTCGTGTTCTGCTCACTAACGCTCGCAGCTAACGCCCCTCACATTCGTTCGGGTTGTTGACATCACGACATCAAGACATCACGACAACATAAAGTTCTACCGGTCAACAAAAAAATCGACCACCAAAATCTTCTCCTATGCCTTCTGCTCCGAAACGAGCAGGCCAAACCACCCCCCTTCGCCAACCACCCACAGACACCCAACGCCGCACACCACAAAAGAGTGAAAACCAACGTCAGCAGTAATACATATAAGCCCCCCCCCGTAGCCTCGGCAGACCCCCAGTCAGAGTGTGTTAGGTGCGGCTATCATCGAGTGTTAGGTTGGCCTAACATACAAGATGTTGTTGTTGTTAGGGTTGCCTAACATACTAGATATGGTGGTAGGTATGCCTAACAAAACACGGTAGGCCGCTCGAACAGTCACGGTCTAATCCGCCAACAGTCGCCGACTGTTCACGAACAGTCACCGTCTAATCCCCGATAGTAGCCCTCGAACAGACACCGACTGTTCATAAGTAATCAGGCAAGGCCACCACCTAGCCAGGTGGGGTGCATCGTTGGTGGGGGGTAATCGTCGTGTGCGGGCGTTGTGGTGGTCCGTGTGGGGCGTTCTAGCGCGCCCGCGGGGGCGTGCTTGCTGCCGTGGGTGCATCGTCGATAGTGGGGTGTCTCATCGTCGTTGGGGTGGGGGTCGTGGATTCGTAATAGCTTGACAAGTGTTTCACGGTTGGTATATGTTGTGTAGTTGCGCAATAGGTGCGCCAGGTCCGCGAAAGGGGCAGACATTGGAAACATCAGCGAATATAGGCATCGGCCTAGTGTGGGATTCTGAGAATCAGGAATACCGCGCTTACCGATTCGACAAAAGAACGAACCGCGCCATCGGTGGCGTGTCGTGGTCGGTTAGTTGGGCAGCTGCTAAAAAATTGGTGCAGCAAGGTGCCGCGGAATACTTAGGGGGCCAATAATGGAAAACAAGTATCGCGGAACGTGTGCGGGGTGCGGGCGTACCGTGGCCGCGCGTCAGGGACTCTACGATTACGGCGATGTTCTGTGCGCCGACTGGGAATGTCCTGATGATGAGATGATGCGCGGCGCGTTCGTCGCGTTCTATGAGACACACCCGATAGCTAGCGGTGCTACGCGCGGTTGTGGCTATCTGTGGCGGCGGTTCTTGGGTGTGTATAACGCCGATGAGACCCGCGCGGCGCGTGATGCGGAATTAGCGGCAGAATCGGCGCGCGTGGAATTGTTGCGGGCGGAATTGGTATCGGGCGGCCTTGTGGCCCTTGCTGCCGATGCGGGCGTGCGGTCCTTGTCTGCCGTCATTGTCAAGGTATGCGGCGCGGGTGCCGTGTTGGAATCCTTGTCATATGTCGAGGCGTGCGCGGTTCGTGATGAATTGATGACACGTCGCGCCAGGCGTGACCGCCGCCGCGAGAATGACGCAACGCGCGCGGCCCTGGGTTATCTGCCTTGCCCCAAGTGCGATGGCAGCGGGGCCTATTGGAAACACGACGGGCGAGATGGCTACTATAACGACGGTTGTTTCCGTTGTGGTGGTACGGGCCGCACGGGGGCCAAATAAAGCTTGACAACGTGCCGCAAGTGTGGCACAATTCCATCGGGTAGCCCGCAACGGCGGCGCGAGATTCACGGTCTCACTACCCACCACCCCACAAGGGGCGAAACTAGAAAGGGGGCAGCAATGCCTACAACAATTATCCACCCCGAAACAGTGTCCGCGCTTGCGGATATTGTGTCGGCCTACCACGACGCGCACGAATCGTGCACGCCATCCCGCGCCACTTATGACGCGGTAGCACGTGCCTTGGGCGTAGGAATTGAGTGCACGGGGAACCCCGACACGGCGACAGAATCGGTTAGCCATACCCCTAAGGCGGGGCTCTCGGTGGCGTTCTATTCTGTCGGCCCTACCCACCGCAGCGACGGAACCGATAACCCACTTACGGCGTATTACGTAGCCACCTGGCGCGGCGATATTGTTCGCGGCCATATAAAGCTATCCACCCGCGGCCATCACGCCGATACGCCGCGCGGGTTCGTATGTTGGGACCAATGCGCCTATATGGAACCGCTACCAGTGGGGTGCCGTCGGTTAGTGGTGGAATTAGTAGAGGCCGCGGTTATCGCGTCGGGCGTTAGTCTCGATGAGATGCGCGCGGAATGGTCCGCCGCCGCTACCTATTACGACATTCAGAGCTATCTCTACCGCGCTAAGGTTGCCCTAGATGATGCCCGCCGCGTAGAGATGCGGGGCCACTAATGGCTATTGAATACGGCCCCGCTAGCGGGGTGCGATATATCATCCATCGAAAAGGCACGCCGCAATTCCGCAACGATGGCGGCAAGCTAGTTGCCGCGGGCGAATGGTGGCACCGTAGCGGCCCACTGTCGCACGATGGCGGCGGGTGGGGTTGCAAGGCCCTAGCCACCTCATACCGCGACCCGCGGCGCGTGACGTTGCCCGACGGCGGCGAATGGGTTGCAATGTTGGTGAACGTTCCCGCCGTAACCGATACCGCCGCGGGTGATAATTGGGGAACCTACCTGGGCACGGTGGAATCGTGAGCGCGGAACTAGAACGAATCGCCGCGATTATCGCGGCACCTGATGACCTTACCGATGGCGAATGTCTCGAATTAGTGTGGGCCTATCTTGTCGGATTAGGCATCGACCCTGATGAGCACCGCGGCAAGTACACGGGCGCGACCCCGTGCGCGTGTAACAAGGTAGGTGAATCGTGACGCGGCGTATCTCACCGCGGCACCCTAGTGTCGTGGCTAGTCCGCACGTGATGACCCCGCAACAGTGGCGGCGCGCGTATCGGTTCCCCTTGTGGCAGCTTATCGGCGGTGGAATCGCGGCTATGTTGGCACCATCGTTGCTGCCACCTATCACCATTTACGGCGGGCCGTTCCTAATCTTGTGGGCGGTGCCTTTTATGGCGGTTATGTTGCGCGGCCTGAAACAGTGCTACCGCTTATATGAGATAGAACTAGAACTAGAACGGGGGCCACGATGAAACAATATCTAGTGCAGATTCAGTATCGGACCGATGCGGGCAGCGTATACCTTACGGCGTTCACGGTTCGCGCGGGGTCAGGCAGTCACGCCTTAGAGATGGTCACAAAATTGACGTGCGGAACGGGTGACATTATCGGCGGGTATATCACGTGTGACCCGTACAAGGTAGAGCAATGGGGGCGCACACGTCAGGCGGCTTATTAGCCGTCATCGGGTAGGCGGTATGGCCGCGATGCACGTTCGATTCGTGCCTACCCACTATGCCCACCACCGTGGCGGGCAGAAAATAAAAAAGGGAAACACTATGAAAATTACACTTACTACCGCGCAAGCGGTATCGCTTGCTAAGGCCATTGCGCCTGCAATATCGGCGGACCCCGTGCGGGTTCACTTGTGCGCGGTGCAGGTCATTACGACGGGCGAATACGTCGGGTTCACCGCGACAGATAGCTACCGTATGCACCGTATTATTGTGCCGCAAACAGACATAGATTCTTACGATATTTTTCTTGTGGGTGGCGTAGAATTGGTGGGTGCCTTACTTGGTACCGCTAAGGCCATCGGCAAGGGTAGCGGGGTCATCGTATTGGATTATGACTACGGCGACAAGGTAGTGGCTACGGGTGCAGGCGCAACGATGAATGTTCCCGTGATGGATATTGACTATGCCCCGTGCGATTCTATTCTTGGGGCGTTACCTGAAACAGAATCGGGTGCTTACTATCACGCGCCTTACCTGGCGGACCTTGTGACGGCGGCGGGCCATATCAGTGGCAAGGCTAAAAAAGGTAGCCACGATACGGGTCTAGTCAAGATAGAAAATATCCACCCGCGCAAGCCTATGCACGTGACCGCGGACAGTGTTGTTACGGGTATGCAATTCCACGGCGTACTGATGCCGCAACGCGCAAGCTAGTTGCGCCACGCGGGGCCAGGGGTGGCCTTGTCACGTTCGATTCGTGACCCGCGTACCGCGCCTACGGGCGTAATAACTACCATTGAAAGGGTACCTAATGTCATATTCTTGCCGCTTAGATGCGGATACTACCTATCGAGAATGGCTTGACTATTGCCATTCCATTACGGGCGTAAGCAACACTTATATCTATAAGGGGCAACGCTATAACCTACAGTTAGGGCGTGAGCAGCACGATGGTGCCATTACTGGCAGCGTGTATCTACTTATCGATAACCCTGATATTGAGGGTCAATACCTTGCCTATAAAAAAGGCACGTTCCGTATCGAACCTAATGGGATAGCTACTAGGTTCCCTACGGGCCTAAAAGACCTACTGATGACCACTGAACAAACAAGAGAAAAGGAAATAAACTAATGGGTTATAACCCTGAACTAAAACAGACCCGAACCGTGGGTAATTGGATTCTCGAATGGGAACCTCATCGCCCTAGCACCGTATGGGTGGTATCTAACCACCGTTGCCGGTGGCGACGTTCTCAGTCGGCTATCCAATACGACGACGGTTCGTGGGGGTGGGATTACACCCCCGACAAGGGCGTTCGTAAGGCCGTGGCAGCGTTTATGCGTGACCTACTTATGGGGGCAACAGTATGAGATACGTCATAAATACTACTGATGGCACTATCACTGATGCTGCCGACACGTTCATTCTTGACACTAGCCATATGGATAATGCCACCTATGCCGCGTTCTTAGAGATAGACCACGACGCTCAACTAATCGAGATGGCCAAGAACATTGGCGTACCCATTGCTGCCATATCTGATTCTTTCTTGACAGATGTTTCAGTGGGCCTAAACAACAATAATGGAGCAACATTATGAGAAAGAAAATCCAAGCGTTCATTATGGGACTAAATGAATGGGAAGTAGATATCACTTCATCGTTCGATGAGCCACTTATCAACTACTACGATATGGGTAGAAACTTGGGAGAAAAACTGCACAATAAGAGGGAACCAGTATGACCCACGTAATAAACACTACTGATTATGGGTGGCCTTCCACCGATTACGTGACTTGTCACGCGCACTTAGTATCAGATATAAATGGCGAAATTGTCGATATCGTCACGTTCTGTTCCGATACTTGCCACCAAAGGTGGACCGAGAACACTGGCAACAAATACGACGGGTGGAATGGGTGCCAAGATACTCTTGCGCCAGCGTCGTGCGCGTCGTGCGGGAAGGTATGGGGCGAATAATGAACCACGTAATAAACAAACTTTATGAACTAACTATGTTCCGCGATGGTGACACCATCGGAACCTTTATGTTCACCACCACCCACGGCACCGACAATAGCGACCCCAAAGCGTTCTGTGAACGATTCCTAGTGGGCGTAGACACGGACCTAGCAGAACTATGCGAGATTACCCCCGCCGTGCTGCACGGTGGCGAGATAATCGAATCGCAAGTGGCGCACCTACTTGCTACCTGGCCGCCACTCTTGTGACCACCCCCGCTTGGCGGGTGCTGGCCGAAGGCGTGACACGTGATGCCCGACGATGGTATTCCTTTCGTCGGGCATTACGGTCTGTCACCCCATACACCCCACCCCTTACCCCTGAACGATGGGCGATAGTCGAACTATCCGACGTGACTAACACTGTCGTGCGATACTGGCGAGGCACGGACCGCGACCATTGGCATCGAGATGCGGCCTACGCCCTAACATTTACTACGGAACGCGTCGCGTTACTTACGGCGCAACAGTTTTTGCTTGACATTTACTACCCACGGTACGCCGCTATACGTGTGATACCGTTGTAGTTGGTAGCCCTATTTCCCGTTGTATCCCCTTCCTACGGTTGAGATAGGGCTACTGTTTTTGGCGGCTTACCCAGTATTGCTGGTGTATCCATCGTTCGTGTGGCGTTTTGCCACCCCATAGGCCGTATCGCCAGCGTTCCCCTTGTTCACAGCTCATTGCGTAATCGAGGCATTGTTGCTGCACCGGACACGAACAACATAATGCTTTGCCGTATAGGTATAGCGTGTCTTCTTTTGTGGCGGCACCGTCGGGTGGGAAAAAGTAGTCGGTTGGTTTGCCTATACATTTTGCTTTGTCTTGCCATTTAGTTTCGCTACCCACGTTTGGTTTTGCCTTTTCGTTTTGGTGCTGCTGCTATAGCAATGGTTGTTTTGTTTTGGTGGCAGATACAGGGGCAGGTGTCGTGTATTTTTTGTGGCCAAACTGTTAGTGCGCGGGCTACGGTGCCGCAGTGCGTACAGAATGGGTCGGCACTTGTGTAGGGCCAGAGTTCATACGCCGTAGTCATTGCGCCATTGTGATGGTGAATGATTGTCTTCGACCATTAGTCGATGTTCTGGTGCGGGGTATAGACGGACTATGTGGATGCACACGTCGTCGCCGTTGTCGTACATATCTGTTTCTTCTGCTGCGGACATTGGTATTCCGTCGTGGGTTTCGCATACGGGTGGCCCACACCAGTTTTGTTGTATGCCGTAGGCCACCCATTCATCGAACGTCATATTAGAACGGTTCTTCGTCTGCTAACACTGGCATTGGCTTGCCAATTGTGCCGACCTTAGCCATTGTTTGACCTGTTTGGTCTTTGACCCACGCGTTCCAACGGCACGATGCGCCTACTTCGTCAGCTACTAGCGAAGTGAACTTGCCTTTTGTGCCGTCTTTCTTGGTGTATTCGTCGGTTTCCATACGGCCTACAACAATGATGTTGTCGCCTTTGGTGAGGGTGTTTGCTACGTTTTCTGCGAGACTTCCGAATACTTTGACTTCGAACCAGGTGGTTTTCTTTTTGTCGTCTTTGCCGGATGTTGTGGCTACTGAGAATTCGAGTACGGCCATTCCTCCGTTGGTGAATCGTAGGTCTGGTTCTTTGCCTAGTTTGCCGTGGATTGTGATGTTGTTACTTGTCATTGGTTTCCCCTTCCGAGGGTGTTAGGTGTTTGGTTTGGTTCGCAGCTTTTTGACAGCGATGCGATGGTGGTGCTTTTAGCGATATGTAGGTGGTTACTGTGATGCCGCATCTGGCGCAGTGCCATTCTTGTCGTAGCGATATGCCCTTCATTGGGTTCAGAGTATACCCTGGGTGTGTCTTAGTCAAGCGCATCTACTGTTACTGTATTTATTAGA